TTGTTGTTTAGTAGGAAATAAACGATACTTAAAAGCCTTATGAAATGTTATTTATCCATTTAAGGAGATTTTGTTATTTGACATTCTTAATCTCCTTATTTAGAAGAACATATAGTAATTCTCATAACAGTGATATATTACTCAAATATTTTCGAATAGTAACGGCATAAAACCTCTACCAGAACGATTAGGTTCTGATAGAGGAATTACAGCCCCAAATGGCTAATCCAACTTAAGTAGGTTTATACCAAATCGCTAGTTACAGTTAAGAAATGAACTGGAACTTTTGCCGATACCACATCACTAATCCCCGTGATATCCAGAGCAGCCATGATCGGCAAGTTAACAACGTGCAAGAACGACGGTTGGACCGTAAGTTCTTTGCTGTTAGCGCCGTTACGATGCAATGGCAACACCAGGGTCAGTTCTGGCTTCCAAGCCATGTTACCGAAATGCATCGGATTAGGCACGCCGTCCATCGAATCACCAAAGGCACCGAACGTCATGATGATCTTACCAGCCATGGTCATGTTCAGAGTCGACACAACCTTAACATTGAAGTCATTGCCCAATGTACGGAAGTCGCCAGTTACCGTCAGGTAACGAGAGATAACCGGATCAGTACCGATGATAACAGTCGGAACTTGGGAAATGCCGCCAGCCAGTGCATCAGCAGCTGCTTTGTAACCAGAGTCACGATACATGCGATAAGCCATGTCGCGCAGTTTATTAACGAGCAATGCTTGAATATCAGCAATACGATCAGACGACTTGATCGAATCAACCAACGAAGCAACGTCCAGCGTAGCATGTTCGTAGAATGGTTGCACCAAGAAGCGAGCTACACCCAGAATGCCCGAGTTATCAGTCAACGAACCAAGAGTTCCAGGAACCAAGCCATCAGCCGTATTCACAAATTCAGCCAACAGATCTTGTGCTTTCAACAGTTCAGACACAGCAGCATTACTGGTGCGGATATGCGTTGCAGTAATCAGAGCAGCCAGGTCGCTCGAATCGTTTGCAACACCAATCGTCAATGGACGCGGTACAGTGATAGGCGAACGCAACGGCACTGCGTAAATCTGATTGTAGAACGTAGTATCCAACAGCTGACCACGCATACGACGGTTCAGGTTAGTACGACGCGCATCAAGATCGTAACCAACAGCCGAAGCATTTGCAAACAGATTTGCAATTGTCAAACCAGCACCAGTGGTCAAGTCCAAGCTAACGCCATTGCCATCGATAACAGAAACAACACCCACGTTACCTGGGAACAGATTCGTATCACCCAATTCAAGATTGACACCGCCCGATACTTGCACAGACAAACGAACCGAATAACCACCAGCGAGGATAGGTGCAAACGCAGCAGGAAGAACACCGTTTACGTTAGTAGTAGTGCCTGTTACTTGCAGAATATTCGTATCGAATATGCAAGTCATCACACGATAGTTCTGTTGCACTGAGTATTGGAATGTGGCCAATGGCAACTTGCCAGTATTGAACTGGATCAAATCAGTTTCAGCACCATTTACAATCTTCAGATACACCGATTCCAAACGAATGGCAGTATCGATCGAGTCAGTCGAATCATTCAGACCGGTTTCAAGCATTGCGTCAGTTTGCGAAATAGCCAACAGTCCGAACTTATTGCCCATTTTCAGAGGAGCAGTAGTAATCGACTCACCATCCAACAGAATGGTCTTCGGTGCATACAGAGCTGGGTCAATGAAGTTCGATGCCGCTTGGGTACGATACACTGGGACAATACGTGTTTGATCATTCTTCAGGATCGTAGGATCGATTACAGCTTGAACGATGTTGCGTTTGTTGAAGTTGTCAACAGCACCAGTGATTTGGCGACGAACTTCATTGTACACGGAGATCAGACGGATCGAAACGGTATAGCCAACTTGGTCAGGTGTAACTACAACGGTTGGGAAGAAAGTTTCGCCGAATTCATCTTGGCGAGCAGCTTGCATGTTATATGCAACAGAATACACAACGGCATTCTTGTTTTCTTTCTCATCATAAGCTTCCATTGCAGCCGAAATACGACCTTGCAATGAATCGCCAATGCCTTCAGTCCCGAAGAAGGTCATGTTTTCAGCAGCAACCATACTGCGTGCAACAGGAGCATTCAAGAAACCAGGAATGTCGCCTGCCATAATACCAGCAGCTACGGCAGCTTGTTTTTGCGCAGTGGTCAGAGGAGCACCGTCTGAACGCTTAATCACATGCGTGTCAACAATCTGTTCCAGTGCCAAATTAAGGCTATTTACACAGCGGTCAAGTTCATTAGCGGTAGTTGCATCAATCGATTCCATCGACATAGCAGCATGTGCGTATTCTTTGGATGCAAAAGTAGAACCATTTGAATTCAGTTGTTGACGAATGCCAGCAACCAGGTTGTCAAGTGGAGTCGCCGGAGTGTAAGAACCGACGCGTTGTTGTTTATTGCGAAACAGTGATGTGCTCATTTTTTTAAAATCCTTGCAGTTGGAAAGAAAAGATGCTTTTGGGGCATTGTACCTCAAAGTATTATTAATAATTAGTTGCTAATAAATCGAGATACCTTTTAAACAAAGAGGTTTTTGCTACCTCGTGATACGCGTCGTACACATACAATACTTTTAAAATAGACTCAATTAGTGATATTTGTAGTCTTGGATCTACTGGTTCAGTAAAGAATCCGGGATTAATGACAATTCCTAACAATTCTGGTGTTAGGTCATGAACGGTAAATGGAACCTGTTTTTCATCATAAGAATTATGCTTAGAAGTAGGATCAAAGATTCTATCCCACACTTCTTTATGATTTACTGCATCCAAAGCAAACTTTGGCAAATCAAGATAACATTCGTTTCTTAACTTTGGTTTATCTTCAGGAACACTGTTTTTCCAAATAGCAGCAAGATCGATGTATATATCCGATCCTAACACATGATTTGTGTAAGTCTGAAAAACAAGAAATGAAATCAAATCATTAAGTGACATCAGTGGCTTTATTTTTTCAAATGATAAACACTGATTTAACGGTAGCTGATTTCTCTTCATAGTCTCAGCCACCCAAAACGGGATTAAAATAATATCCTTATTCCTCGGCACGATGATGACTCCTTATACAACACAACATAAGTAATTAATGACTGGCGCGACCTCATCTATGAGGACTACTTTAAAAAAATTAATAATCGTCTAACTAAAAATAACACATTCATAACGATATGGACAATTTACAACTATTAGTAACCAGTATTATACTTTTATATCGTGAAAGTCAGCTACCTGGCGCCAATGAAAATTCCGCAACAATCGTAAGAAGCGTTCTTGCAAATATTAAGGCTGCTGATTTAAACATCGGTATAGGTTCTGAACGTGACATGATCGATGGGTTAAAAGCAACAGCAATGTCAATGTGTGACTCACCTCCTGGATATAAATTTGACCAAGGTAGTCTATTACAGCGTTTAAAAGTAAACACTATTGACAATGAAAAAGTATTTAATCTGCTATATGATGGAATAGCTTCTGATTTGCCTGATAATCTAAACAAAAGTAAATGTTTGGAAGAAAGGCGTAATTTAAACGAATTCTTTAAACAAAGGAAGTTTGAAGAGATTATTAAAAAAGCGTCACACACTATGAAATTTCATAGTGATAAGATGCCTCCCTTTAATAATTTTGTCGCAGACATCGCCACACAGCTTGAACAGTTTACAATTAGAACTGATACTAAAGATCCAGCAATTATATCCGAGGTAGATTTTGACCACATTGATCAGATCACAAACGTCTTCACAGCGGTCTCAGAAGAGGCTGCTGGGACTGCTTTATTGAAATCTGGCTACCAAGGTATTAACCTAATGCTGGACGGTGGTTTTAGACGTGGTGAGTCAGTTGTTATTGGTGCGTTACAACATCAGTTTAAAACAGGATTTAGTTTATCGGTGTTTAAACAATTAGCTCTCTATAATATTCCTCAGATGACTGATCCTACAAAGAAACCTTTGATGATCCGTATTTCATTTGAAGATCCGTTATCTCTGAACTTCCAGTTTCTTTATCAGTCACTGAAATCAAACGAAGTTGGTGAAAGCTATACACCTATTGACAGCAGTGAAGGAGAGATGGCTGGGTATGTTAGAGAGCGTTTACAGTCGAATGGGTACTACGTAAAGTTCTTACATGTAAATCCTTCCGGATGGACATATAAAGATATTTGTAACTATATTATTCACTGTGAGGCCGATGGTTATGAAGTTCATGTCTG